CCCTCGCCGCGATATCAAATTGCAATGGGGCGCTATTTAGCAGCGACAATCGCACAAAGAGTTTTAGGCGGCAATTCCAGACAATCTAACATAGTTTCAAGCATGGTGAATTAAATGAATATAACGTACTCCAATGGCGTACCTGTTGCGATGAATGGCGAATATAGCGTAACGGTTACAGTAACAACTACAGGCACTTTTAAGCTGCAAACACGCAATAGCGCTGCAACGGCTTGGGTCGATGTGCCAGACAGCAGCAAGTCTGCTAGCGCGGCGTTTAACGTCAAAATAAGCGGCGAGGTCAACCCTGTTATTACAGGTGACGCAACAGCAACAGCGGTACAGATTCATGTCTAGCATTGTTGCTTACAGTCGCAATAGTCGGCCGCATGTCCGACGGCAGTATGTGGGCGAAGAGCATCCATACTCTATTGAACTGTCAAAGGTAGAAACAGAGTTAGGTGATACCGTGGCGAGCGTTACATGGTCAGTGGTAAGCGGCAAGGCAACCATTCGCGATGAAGCGTTAAGCGCAAGCAAAGCCACTGCAAATATACTAACCAACCAAACGGGGCGGCATTTGATCAAGGCTACATGTGCAGGGTCTAGCACAAGCCATATCGAGTACCTAGAAATCAAGGTAAACGACCCTAAAGGAATGGCAGGGGATTACTAATGGCGGCAAGAACTAGACGCATACAGGTTGACCAAAAGACTAGGGATAAAATAAGAACTACGCAGCTTATTAACCGTCTAACCGCGCACGTTTTAGATAATGTTGAGATGACAGCTAGCCAAGTAAGGGCGGCTGAGATTTTGATTAAAAAGACACTGCCTGATTTAAGTCAAATGACAGTCGAAGCAGATGTGGAGTTTCATGAGGTGCAACCGCTCACGCCAGAAGAGGCGGCAGCGCTTAACAATAAGTTAGAAGATGAATGTTAATGAGCTTAGAGTGGCGCGATATAAGTGCGAGCAGAGTATTTTATTCTTTACTCGGTACTTTTTTAAAAAGCGTTACGGTATTAAGTTCGTGGTTAATAGCCACCATATCGAAATTGCTGACACTCTTCATAGGGTCGTAAATGGCGAGATCAAACGGCTTATTATCAATATGCCGCCTCGCTACGGAAAAACAGAAGAGGCTGTAATTAACTTTATGGCGTATGGGCTAGCCATTAACCCTGCATCTAAATTTATTCATCTCTCATACTCTGATGATTTGGTATTAGATAACTCTTCTCAGACGAAAGAGCTAGTGCAATCAGATGAGTATCAAGCCTTATGGCCGATTGAGCTTAAAGCTGATTCAAAGTCGAAAAAGAAATGGTACACAGACAAAGGCGGCGGTGTTTATGCAACATCGGCGGGTGGCGCAGTAACAGGATTTGGTGCGGGTAGCACAAGCAGCTCAAAGTTCTCAGGCGCAATAATTATAGATGACCCTCTAAAGCCTGATGACGCTGAATATGATCAAAAGCGCAACGCTATAAATGTGCGAATGAACACAACGATTAAGAGCCGTTTAAATAGTCGTGAAACCCCTATCATTGTAATTATGCAGCGCATCCATGAAGAGGACATGAGCGGCTTCTTACTAGGTGGCGGTACTGGCGAAGAGTGGCATCACCTCAATATCTCAGCACGCAACGAAGATGGCTCAGCGCTTTGGCCGTGGAAGCATACCGAAGAAGAGCTAGAGGTAATGGAGAAGGCTGACCGTTATACGTTTAGCGGCCAATATCTTCAGCAGCCTATACCTGATGATGGGATCTTTTTTACCAAAGACTCATTCCACTGGTATGACAATCTTCCGAAGCATTTAAACTTTTACGGCGCTTCTGATTACGCAGTGACAGAGGGCGGCGGCGATTACACAGAGCATGGGGTTTTCGGCATTGATCCTGATGGCAATATCTACATTGTGGATTGGTGGTCAGGGCAAACTAAATCAGATGTATGGATTGAGTCGCAGCTAGATTTAGTGCAGCAGTACCAGCCTCTTAAATGGGCAGGTGAGACTGGTCCGATTAAATCAGCGGTTGAGCCGTGGCTTACTAAGCGTATGCGCGAGAGGCATCATTACGTGGCGCTAGAGTGGCTTTCTCACGCTAAGAACAACAAAGAAGCGAACGCAAGAACATTTCAAGCCTTAGCAGAAGCGGGGCGCGTTTATCTGCCGACTAATCAGCCGTGGGCTACTGAGCTACTAAGCCAGTTATGCAAATTCCCAAGAGCTAAATATGACGACAAGGTTGATGTTTGCTCGTTGTTTGGGCGAATGATTGCGGATATATGGGCAGCTAACCCGCCAGAACAGACAAAGACACAGAAAACAGATCGTTGGGACAAGGTTTTTAATGATGATGATGACGACGAAAATTGGAAACTAGCATGAAGTCACACGAAGATATAAAGCAATGGTATCTCAACACGCTGAACCATACGCAGACAAGTCGCGCCTTATGTGAACGCGACCGTGATTACTACGATGGTAAGCAGTGGACAGCAGAGGAAGAGGCCGAGCTTAAGAAACGCAAACAGCCTGTTATTACGTCTAACCGCATTAAGCCTAAAATTGATTCTACTATTGGGTTAGAAATTCGATCACGCACAGACATTAAGGCGTTTCCTCGCACGCCTAACGATGAAGAAGGTGCAGAGGCAGCAACCGACTCACTGCGATATATAGCGGATAACACAGACTTTGACCAAACCAAAACGGCAGCGGCAGAAAACCTGTTTATCGAAGGTACGGCGGCGGGAATTGTGGAGGTCGAGAAAACAAAGAACGGCTACGAGGTTAAACCGCGCTTAATATCATGGGATAGGTTTTTCATTGACCCTTACTCAACCCGCAAAGATGGCAAAGATGCTATGTATATGGGGCAGGCAATCTGGCTAGAAGAAAGCGTGGCTAAGGGCATGTTTAAGGGCAAAGACGATTTGCTTGATTCTAAGTCAATCGAGGAAGGTACGGGCGACACTTACGATGATAAGCCGAAGAATCTGTTTTATGACCAAACACGAAAGCGCGTAAAAGTCATTGAGTTATTTTATCAGGATCAGGGTTGGAAGCATTGCGTTATTTCTGGTCAAGACTTCCTAATTGAGCCACACGATTCGCCTTATAAAGATGAAGATGGAGATCCTACCAACCCAATAGAAATGCAGTCGGCCTTTATAGACCGAGATAACAACCGTTACAGTCCTACGCGCCAAATGATCTCTATGCAGGATGAGATTAATCAGCGCAGATCCAAAGCGTTACACTTGCTCAATAATCGTCAAACCATTGGCGAAGAGGGCGCGGTTGCTGATGTAAATATCATGAAGCGCGAAATGGCTAAGGTTGATGGTCACGTTAAGGTTCGGCAGGGGCTGCGTTTTGAGCGCATGGATAACACTGATCTTACTATGGGTCAGTTTAATCTCTTGCAAGAAGCCAAGAACGAGATAGATAACATCGGCGCTAATGCTTCTGTTACAGGCAAAGAAGAACGCAATCTATCAGGCAGAGCTTTACAAGTTCGACAGCAAGCGGGAACGGTTGAGCTAGCGCCTATTCTTGATGGTCTACGACATTGGGAAAAGCGCATGTATCGCCAAATGTGGATGCGTGTTAAGCAGTTTTGGACGGATGAGAAATGGATTCGCGTTACAGATGATGAAAAGAATCTTAAATTCGTTGGCCTTAACAAGCCTGTTACTTTGGGTGAGCAGCTACAGAATATTGCGCAAGGTGATAAGTCGAGCCCGCAAGAGAAGCAGCAAGCAACGGCCATGTTGCAAGAGCTAATGTCTAAGCAAGACCCTCGTTTAAATCAACTGGCTAGTGTTGAGAATGCGGTAACTGAATTAGATGTCGATATCATTCTAGAGGCTGTGCCAGATACGGTGAACATCGAGGCTGAGCAGTTTGAGTTGTTGGCTAATATGTATGGCGCTAATCCTAACGCCATTCCTTTTGACATGATTATTGAGTCATCATCCTTAAGAAATAAAGATCGCATTCTTGAACGCATGAACGGCTCAACGCCTGAGCAGCAGCAAGCCAAAGCACAGCAGCAGCAGATGCAAGACATGGCTATGCAGCTTGAGTTAATGGCTAAGCAGTTAGCGGGCGAGAAAACCAAAGCTGAGATTGGCAAGCTGCACGCAGAAACAGCAGACGAGTACGCCTCGGCCAAAGAGCGGCTCAGCGGCCTAGAAAACCTTTCGAATGAAGAATTGATAAGGATTGCTGCGGGTGGATAGGAAGCGCGGCAGGAGTATGCAGGAGCAGGCCAAGCAGGAGCTAAACAGGCGCGGTCTGTGGGGCTATGTTGAGCCTATGCTTACGATGGGTTCAGCAGCTTTGGCCGAGCCTGTATCGGGCTTAGTTGGAATCGCAGCCTTGCCGTATGGCGTTGATGCAGCAGCTAGGGCGATTGCTAACACTCAAGAGGCTATGACGTATCAGCCAAGAACTAAGCAGGGCATCGAGTCACTACAAGATTTAGGCGAGTTTATGCAGCCTGTCGGTGATGCTTTTATAGGTGCTTCTGAGTATCTAGGGGATGCCGCGTACAACGCAACAGGAAGCCCTGCATTGGGCTCTGCGGCTTATGCTGTACCAACTATGGCTATAGAGGCTTTAGGGCTTAAAGGTGCTCGATATGCGTCTACAGGTCGTGCAGCTTACGAGATGGGCGACATAGGCACTCAGGCAAGTAAGTATGGCGGCAAGCAAAGAGGCATATTTGCAGGCGTTAAAGCTAAGGGCGCAGACCTAAAGCAGATGGAAGCAGCGCAAGAGCTAGCGAATCGTGGTGTAAGTCGCGATGAGATTTGGTCTAAAACTGGTTGGTTTGAAGATGTAGACGGTAAGTGGAAGTTTGAGATTGATGATAGTGGGGCGCGAGCAAAACCATCTAGTGAATGGGGCTTTTTGCAAAGAACAAATAATAGCAACGGGAAAGATATAAGCGGCAATCTTAGCGACTTCATTGAGCATGATGCGCTGGCTGAAAACTATGGCGGCCTGTTCTCTAAAGGTGATTTCGGCCAACAAGAAGCAACTATGACTCTAAAGAAAGATTTGAATGGCGGCTCGTTTGACTCTGCCGCCAATATTGTCACTGTCGGTGACAATCCTGTTTATAACGGCAGAGGCGGGGCAGATAGAGCAGCAAACAAGAGCGTAGCACTCCACGAACTACAGCACGCCATACAAGAGCGCGAAGGCTTTGCGGGTGGTGGCAACTTAGGCACAGCAGAAATCCCATATAGCGTTAGAGAGCCGTTATATAAGGATGCTACAAAACTCTCAGAGATAAGCTTAGAGGCAACTAAAAAGAATCGCAGCATCCTTGATATGGCAAACGCCGCGCTGTTAGGGGATAGCGGTAAGGTTAGCGAAATTAAGAAGATGCTAAACCCTGATGAAGTTAAGGAGGCTCTAAGTATTTATAGAGAGGCTAAAGCCGTTGCTGACACGAATAAAATACGGCTAGGCTCAATCAATGAAATGTCTGCGGCACTAACCAAGCAGGCCGACTCTATGGACTCGTTTTATAGATATGAACGTCTAGCAGGCGAAGCAGAAGCCCGAAACGTACAAACAAGACTCGACTACACGCCAGAGCAAAGACGCGCTACGCCACCTTGGAAAACGCTCGATGTGCCAGAGAATGAGTTGATAGTAAGGCGCGGCAATGGGGTGGCTCAAAGCATAGATTTTGATAAAAGCACAGGCTATAGCGATGTAGACGGCAATATTTCATATATAAAGGAAATGTCGCCCGATGATTACCTACAGCAAGCTTTTGAGGCTACAGATGGAAGGCTTGGCGGCAGTTTTGATGGGTGGATGGCTTCAAACGCTAGAACGCCAGATGATGTCGCTAAGTATGCGAAAGCGATGCAGGAAGGTGACAAATTTCCGCTACCTTATATTGATTTAGCTAGCGGCTCACAAGATGGCAGAAATAGAGCTTTAGCAGCAAAGGCGGCAGGCGCAAAAACGATTCCAGTCGGCATAATTGAAAAGCCTAGCGCGAGCGTGAGAATTGCGGAGATAAAAAAAGAGATGCGAGGAGCTAAGGGGTACGGGCTTCACAGGCTAAAAGAAGAGCTTTCTATTCTAGAGAGCGAAATAAAGTAACAACAAACAGTTTTAACGAGGTCACTTAGGTGGCCTTTTTTTATGCCTGTAAAAAGGCAAACGGACGACACGTTTTGGTCGAAATCTGGACGACTCAGTTAGGTCGAAGGTGAATAAAAAATGTCAGAACTAGCGGAATTTATCGAATCATCGGTTGAAGTGGAAGCGCCTATCGAGGCGGCGGAAGAAACTACAGAAGAGTTGGCAGAAGCCCCTGATGTAGAAGAACCCGAAGCGGAGCAGGAAGAACCACAAGGCTCGACAACGGAGCCAGATAAAACTGAAAAGCATGGCGAAGTGCCTATCAAGGCGCTGCTAGACGAGAGAGAGAAACGCCAAAGCTATGAACGGGAATTAGCAGAACTTAAGCAACAAATGGCAGCAAATAAAGCGCCTGTAGAAGTGCCAGACCCACTGGACAATACAGAGGGTTTTGTAAGCCATTTATCGCAAGACTTTGAGGGGCGCTTATCTAAAACGCGCGTTGAAATGTCGCAAGAGTTCATGCGCATGACCCATGAGGATTATGACGAAGCAGAAGCCAAGTTTATATCTATGGCGAATGAAAACCCTGCATTAGCTAGAGAAATGCAAGCGGCAACCCTGCCTGCAAAGTTTGTGTACGACACAGTTAAGAAGGCTGAAAAGCTAGAAAAGCTGTCAAACGTAGATGAGTTTGAGGCAACAACTAGGGCTGAGATTGAGGCAAAAGTGCGCGCCGAGATTAAAGCAGAAGTTGAGGCTAAGGCAAAAGCTGAAGCAGAGAAGGCGGGCTCTCTCACACCATCTCTAGCGCAACAAAGAGCGGAAGGCGGCAACCGTGAAGTAATTACGGTAGCTGACCCGCTCGCAACAACCTTTAACAGATAATCTGAGGATTTCAAAATGACTGATTCAACAGTAGCGAGCGGTTTAACCGTTCAACAATGGGACGATAAGTTCTACAAAGAGTACCTAGAAGAAAACCGCTTTAAGCGTGAAATGGGTACATCATCTAACAACATCATTCAGCTTAAGTCTGATTTGACCAAGAAAAAAGGCGATTCACTTACCTATGCCTTGATCAATCGTTTAAGCGGCGCAGGTGTAGTGGGTAGCGCAACACTTGAAGGCAACGAAGAAGAAATGGACTCACGTTCATTCAAGCTTACTGTCAACAAGTTGCGTAACGCTGTACGTGTAGCAGAAGTAGATGAGCAGTTTTCGGCTATCTCTCTACGCATGGGTGCTAAGGAAGTGCTTAAAGATTGGATCATGGAGAAAACCCGTGACGATATCATCACAGCGTTGGGCATGATCAACGGTACAGCGTACGGCTCTGCTACTGAACCAAATAAAGACGCCTGGCTAGTTGATAACTCTGACCGTGTTGTGTTCGGTGATGCGCTTGGTAACGGTGGTTATACTGACCACTCGGCTGACCTTGCAACTGTCACGGCAGGCATGACACTAGGCGCGACTGAAATTGATCTAATGAAGCGCATGGCTTCTACAGCATCGCCTAAGATTCGCCCTATCCGCACTAGTGAAGATGAGCGTTGGTATGTTCTTTATGTAGATTCGCGCTGTATGCGTGATTTGCGTGCAGATACAACCATTATTGCGAATCAGCGTGACGCGGCAGCGCGTGGAAAAGATAACCCTCTATTTACGGGCGGCGATCTTATTCACAACGGCGTAATCATCAAAGAGATTCCCGATATTGCATCTCTTGGTGGTGTAGGCGCAACATCGGCGGCGGTTTCGCCTGCTTACTTCTGCGGCGCTCAAGCTATTGCGTTTGGTTGGGCTAAGAAAACAACCTCTAAAACTGAAGAGTTCGACTACGGCGATAAAGTTGGTTGCGCTGTAGAAGAAATCCGAGGCATTGAGAAAATTGTATTCGGCTCAGGCTCTACTGATACGGCTGATCTTAAAGATCACGGCGTAATCACTGGCTACTTCGGTGCAGCAGCAGACGCTTAATCATTAAAGGGGGCTTCGGCTCCCTTCTTTTATTTTGGAGAGAATCTTGAAACTTGAATTTATTGGCGACCCCAACGACAACCACTCAGGCGCGTATGGCAGAGATGGCAAAGAGGACAAAACCATTACTTTGTGTGGCGTGACGTTTACTAAAAATAAAGCCGTTGAAGTTGATTCTAGGGTGTTCTCGAAACTAAAAGGCCATTCACATTTTAAAGAAGTTAAAGCGGCTCCAAAGGCCAAAAAGACTAAAAGCGAGTAGCACATGGCAGCACTAGCGGATTTAAAGAATCAGGTTCTTTATACAACCAACAAATTGCACTCAGGGCAGACAGCCACAGCGGAAGTTGGCGACAAGGCAGGGCGTGCGATTGCTGCCGAGATTGCAGTATTAGCTAAGCGCGGTGTTATTGATTATACCGATGTGACAGAAATGCCAGAAGAGGACGAGGCGGCGATTGTACTGCGCGCTGCATGGCGTTCACGCTTTGAGCTTACCTTATCGCCAGAGCGGGCAGCATTCTTGCGAGAAGCACAAGCAGAAGCCTTGAGAGAGATATACGCAAACCATGAGCAGCCATACGATGGCGAACCTGTAGAGGCGACGTATTACTAATGGCTACTATTCCCGTTAATATTGTGGGCGCCAGTGCTCAGCATCGTTCTGAACAGCTTAGCGGCCAAAGAACGCTTAACATGTGGCCTGAGTATAATGAAGAGGCTAGAGAAATTGTATCGCTACAACCTACAGCGGGTACAGTTGAGCTAGCGGCAGGATCAAGCACAGATAGAGGCTTAGGCGTTCATAATAGCGAGTTGTATCAAGTCTATGGCACAAGCTTACAACTCATATCAGGGGCGGGTACTCGCAGCACATTAGCCACCATCGCAGGAACAGGGCGTTGCACGCTTAGAAGTGACGGTAACGAGCTAGTTATTGTCTCTAATGATGGCGTAGCTTATTCATGGAATGGCTCGACCCTTTCAACGGGGGTGACTAACTTCGACTCTCCAACCTCTTGCGCTATCATCAACTCACAATTTATTTACCCTGCTCAGGGGTCTAAGTTTTGGGTTGCTGACCCTGATACACCCTTGACGATTAACGGCCTAAATTTTGCCCATGCAGACTCTAACCCTGATGACTTAGTTAGACCTTACGACTTTGCAGATAGGGTTTACATGATGGGCACAGAGACAATAGACCCGTGGTATAACTCAGGCGTTGGAAACCCACCACTAGACCCGATTCAAGGCGGTTCTATTCCCGTTGGCTTGGGGGCTAAGTTCTCAGTCTCTAACAACGATAACTTTATGTATTTTTTAGGCGATGATAATACCGTTTATCGGTTAGTTGGCTCTAATGCACAAAGAATCTCTGACATCTCACTAGCCAATTCTATCGAGGGCTATACAGATGAATCTGATGCTATTGGCTTTTGCTACACCATGCAAAACCAAAATTTCTATCAATTAACCTTCCCTACTTCAGACAAGACATGGTGCTTTCACGAATCGACAGGCAAATGGTTTGAGATGAGCACAGGCTTAAGTGATGGCCGACACTTGGCGAATAGTTATGCCTACTGCTACGGAAAGCATTTAGTGGCTGATTACCGCGATGGCTCAATCAAAGAGTGGTCATTATCTGCTTATGATGATGATGGCGACACGATAGCTAGAGAGCGCATTACCTCAGTAATTGATGCAGGCTATTTGGGGCGGCAATTCATGGGCAGAGAGTTCGAAATGTCTTGGTTTCGCCTTCTGATGGAAGTTGGGGTAGGTCTAGCCACAGGGCAAGGCTCAGACCCTAAAGCTATGCTGACTTTCTCGGATGACAGAGGCAAAACTTGGTCTAGTGAGATATGGGCAGACATTGGCGGTATGCCTAGCGGCGCGATGGGCGAGTATATGACAGAGGTTAGATGGGATGGTGGTCTAGGCTCATCACGCCAAAGACTTATTAAGGTGCGATTTACTGACCCTGTATTTTTTAGCGTGCATCGTGCTGACGCTGACATTTCGGTGCTAATGGGATGATTCCACAGAGACTTCCTAACGATGAAGTAATGACGGACATGGGGCGTTATTTGCGCTCTCTGATAGACGCAGCCTTTCAAATTCAAGTCGGCGCGGTTACTGTACAAATACCCAGTAATCCACCTGATGACTATATGCGCGATTTGGCAACTGTCCTAGAGCAAATCCACAAGAACGAAACCCCAAACCCTTTAAACTACCAAATACCTTATGACGGTGAACTGAACAGCTTTATTAAGGACTTACTTAATGCAATCGAGTTGCTGCGCTAGAACGACAAACAAAGGCTACATCAAGCGAGTGCTAACGCATCCGACTATTTGGCCGCATATCAAGGGCAAGTGTGCGACTGACCCTGCCGAATATGAGCCGCCTGTTGATGATGATACGCACTTTCTAAAAGTCGATGGAGGGCTGTTTATTCTGCATCCGTATAAAGATGGAATGAAGATACACGCAAACATGGTTAAACGAGGTCAGGTGGCCATCGAGGGGTGTGGCGCTGTGATTGCATACGCTAGAGCGCTTGGCGTTAAGGCGCTTTATGCGGTTATACCAACAATCAATCCAAACGTGGTTGCCTTTGCTAAAACGATGGGCTTCACAGAATACAAAATTGAACAAGATAAACATTATTTGAGGTTAGGCTTATGAGTTGGGTTGGGGATCAGGTTTCAAATGTCGTAAATACCTTTACGGGAAAGAATGCGGCAGACGATGCAGCGGGAATGCAGCAGCAAGCAACTGATGCATCAATCGCCTTTCAGCGAGAGGCTAACGAGCAATCGCGTGCGGATTTGCAGCCATTCAGACAGGCGGGGGAGAATGCGCTTGCCGACTTAAATAGTCAGATATCAGGAATGCCGACTAGCTCAGGCTTAGATACCAGTGCTTTAAGTAACTTTGTGTCTCAAGGCGGGAATCTAGGGGGCGATGTTCAAGCCTTCTTAGACCCACAGGCGCAGGCTGATTATTTACAGAATGATCCGTTATACGCAGCGATTGCAGACGATACCAATAGGCGGCTAAACGCTCAGGCATCGGCGGCGGGTAAATTACACTCAGGCGGTACAGCTAAAGCCTTACAAGATCAAATGATGCTGCTAGGGCGTGAACGTATCAATGATAGATTAGGGCAACTGACAGCGGGGTTTAACACAGCCTCAGCGGATAGAGGCAACCGACTTAATGAGCTATCCACACAGTTCAATCTTGATTTTAACAAGTCAAACCTTGATTCAAATTTGTACAACCAAAAAACGAACAGCTTATTTAACTTGGTGACTCAAGGACAGAACGCAGCAGCAGGCCAAGCAACAGCCACACAAAACACAGGTAATGCTTTGTCTAACTTAACGACAGCGCAAGGCAATGCAAACGCAGCAGCGCAAGTTGCGCCACACAATAACATGATGAATCTTTTGCAGGGCAGTATGCAGTCTGGCGCTAAGATTTTCGGGGCTATGTAAGGGGAATTAGAATGGTGCAGGGCGTAGATTACAGAATACCAATGTCGGCGCAGGGTTTAAGCGTTGATGGAGTTGTTGATGGCTACTTTGATGGCCAACAAAACAAGCGGCAGAATGCTTTGCTTGATTTAACGAAGCGGCAGAAAGATCAAGAGTTTGAGCACTTAAATGATGATGCACGCATGAAGTCTATTGCAGGCTTCGCGGCGCAGATTAAGCCATTTCTCGATGCAGGCGACAAGGCAGGCGCATTTAGAACATACTCGGCACGCATTTCAGATATCAAGAAGCGTAACGGCAATCCTGCTGATTCTATGGAGTTAGGCAAGCTCTTGATGAGTGGCGACCTAGAAAGCGCCAAAGGCATGGTTGATAGTGTTATAGGTGCAGCGCAGCAGCAGGGGTATTTAACGAGCGGAATAGGCGATTCGCCTTCTGGCGTTCGTGAATTTGAGTATCTAGCGCAGGGACTGGACGCAGAAGAACAGGAGAGGGCGCGCAGAATTGAGCTAGGGCTAGACCCTCGCGCAATGGGTAATGCGCAGATGACTATTGCAGGCGACCCTGCATTGACTGGTGCTGTAGCGGCAAGCGAAGCAGCAATAGCAGGCGCTAAATCGGGTGCAACAGAGGGCGCTAAGCTAGAGCAGCAAAAGTTATACATGCCTGAGATTAAAGCATTAGTAACTGAAGCCGAGAGAGAGGCGCGATCTAAGGGCGAAAACCTCAGCGAATTCAAGAAAGCTCAAATAGCAATGCCGCAACTCAGGCAGGCCGTACAAGACTTAAGAGAGCTTGCGCCACTAGTCACTCACACCTATGCAGGCCGAATCTTTGACGAAGCAGTTAAGCAAACTGGCTTTGGTGCGACAGAGGGCGCAACGGCTAGAGCTAAATATATAGCCATGATTGACAATCAAATGCTCCCACTACTTAAACAGACTTTTGGCGCGGCGTTCACGGTCAAAGAGGGCGAGCAGCTTAAAGCTACGATGGGCGACCCTAACGCTTCACCAGAGGAAAAGGCAGCGCAGCTTGATGCGTTCATTAACCAAAAAGAGCAAGAGCTACTACAGAAACAGCAGGCGGCAGGACTAGGCGGTGCGCTAGACGCTAGCTTACTTGAATTTATGTCACCAGAAGAGAAGGCGCTATTTCAATGAGCTTAACAATAGAGCAGCAGCGAGCCATAGCACTAGCCAAAGCTCGTAAGCGAAAAGCGGAGGCAGAGCAAGGCGCAAGCCTGCCTGCGCAAGACCCTGCGCAATCCGCGCCCATAGAAACGCCCCAAGCACCTAAAACCCTTGAAGATGAAATTATGTCTTTATCGGGTATGAAACCGCTAGCAGAGCTGGCATCTGCGGCTAACAAAAGCGTGTTTCAAATGCTTGATTTCTTAGGCCCAAACAACGTCAATGCAGTCATGCAGCTTGTCGGCTCTGATAAGAGAGTGCCAACATTAGAGGGTGCTTTTGGTGATGATGGTGGCTATATGGCAGAGGGGCTAGCTAGGGATGCTGTCAGAGGCTTGGGGCAGGCTTTGCCGGTCATGGGCGGCATGACTCCTGTTGTGGGCAGAAACCTAGCAAGCGCCAAAGGCATTACCGAAGAGGCGGTAGGCTTAGGTGCGGCTAAGGTAATCGAGCCCGTGAAAACGGCAACTAAGGCGGCTGTTAATGTTGTGAGTGATCAACTGCCGAGCAAGGCTAAGGATGCGGCTAAGCTCCCATTGTATCGGCAGTCGGGCGATATTGCGGCGGCAGGCTTTAAGCTTGATGATGCGGGCAGAGTGGTTGGGGATGCAGTACAGAGGAAAGCGCTCAAGGCGGGTATTGATGAAGGCACTGTAGCGATGATCTCGGCGGCCAACAAGCCAACCAAGACTCGTCTGAAACAGATGCTAGAGACATTAGAGAGCGGCAAGCAAAACCTTGAATATCGCAACTTCAACCCGCCCCAAAGAGTGGTTGGCGAGGCAATAGGGGACAGGCTTAGAATTATACAGGCAGCGAATAAAGAGGCGGCAGGGCAGCTTGATTCTGTTGCAAAAGGGCTAGAGGGTCAGGCTATTGATGTAGCGCCTGCCATTCAAAGCTTTATGAATGATCTAGCAAACGAGGGGATCAAGTTTAAGAACGGGCAGTTAAATTTTATGGACTCGTCTATTGAGGGCTTAGACGGTGCTCAGAAGATCATTAAGAATCTTGTGCGCAGGCTGCATAAAACAAACGACCCTACAGTTAGCGCGTTAAGAGTGCATAATGCTAAAAAGTTCATAGACGAGCAAGTGACATATGGCAAAACGCAGTCAGGATTGAGCGGGAAGATGGAGGGTATCGCCAAGCGGTTACGGCACGGCTTAGATGAGATTTTAGACAAAAACTTTGCTGAGTATGACCGCGTTAATACAATGTATGCAGATACTAGAGCTGTGATTGATGAGATCCAGTCTTTATCTGGAAGCAAGGTTGATCTTACGGGTGTTAATGTCGATAAAGCTCTAGGTGTTATGAGTCGCAAAGCATTAAGCAACTATAATACAGGAGTAGCGACGGAAGATTTATTTACAATGCTTGACGATGTAGCGGCTAAATATAGTTCTCCATTAACGGGCGGCATAAGTGATGATCTGAAAAAGATTGTTTCAACAGAGGCAGAGCTTAGAAGAATGTTCCCGACAGCCTCAAAGCCCAATACATTGCAAGGCAATATGGCAATGGAAACAGCAAGAACGACTGCGGCAGTAGCGGCAGGGGATAGCTCTTCATTGTTGCGCAAAGCAGGCGAAAAGCTTGGTAATATGTTTACGCCAGATGACGAGGCGAAGATTAAGGCATTAAAAGACTTACTTGCGGAATAAGCTAGACAGAAAACCGCTTAAGAAGTCGTAAGCCATTTTTCCAACTATTACGCCGATTGCGACAGCTAGCGACATTTCAAATATAGACATAAGAACCTCTCTTTTCGCTTTTTTAGCACATAACGCACACAAAACTCAAGTTAAGGTCGCATAAGCGGCCTTTTTTATTGGAGCAAATATGGCACTTTACCCATCCAGTTACACGGTTGAGCACTTCCACAACGATGATGGCACATTGCTATCAGGTGGGACGCTTGAATTTTACATAGCGGGAACATCAACCCCAACTCCGTTTTATATCGACTCAGCAGCAACGCTTGGCGGTACGTCTGTCACTCTTAACGATAGGGGCGAGCCAGAGGTATCAGGTAATGCGGTGATTATCTGGCTTAGCTCTGACGTTAATTACAAGGTCATTGCTAAAAACGCTTTAGGGGGTACGGAGTGGAGCAGCGACAACCTAGCGGCAGCGAATGCAGGAGGAAGCGCGGCAGAGATAGCGGCGGCAGACTTCTCACAATGGCCTAGCATCACTATAAACGGCTCAGATACAGCGCATGACATTGATTTTACAGCGGGCAGGATTGCAGACACGACAGGCGCAGAGTTGCTTGTATTAGCTTCAGCTATGACGAAACAAATAGATGCGGCTTGGGGTGTTGGTAACAATCAGGGCGGCTTATTCTCAGGCACAGTAGCCACGAGTACGACTTACTACTGCTTTCTAATCGAGGCGAATGCAGACCAGTCAATAGATTGCGGTTTTGATACAAGCTCAACGGCTGCAAACATTCCTGCGGGATATACAAAGTATCGAAGAATAGCGAGCTTTCAGACGGATGGCTCTGCGAACATTAATGCCAATTCGTTCATCTACTTACTACACGCTGAAATAGCGAAAAGGGGCGAGAATAACGGCACATGCCCACTTGATGAAAGCGGTATCGTGCCTCTTGCGAACCTAAGTCAAAACATCGACACGATGAAAACAGACCTAGACGCAGCAGAGGCGGCTATTGTTAGCAATGATGGCGATATCACGGCACTGCAATCAGGGAAAGCAAACACTAGCGGAACCTATGCAAGCCTTAGAGCACAAGCCACAACTGCTGGTGATGTGGGATTGGGCAGTGTAAATAACTACGGAATCAGCAGCAGCGCCACAAGCTCAAGCACAACAACCTATGCAAGTAGCGCAGCGGTCAAGACAGCCAATGACAATGCCGAGGTTGGCGGCTTGATTGGCGCGCACTGTTGGGCCAGAATCAGCCAAATCGGTACGCAGTCGATTACAAACTCGTTTGGAGTGAGCAGCGTTACCGATAATGGGGTAGGAGTTTCAACGATCAATTTTGCCAGCTCAGCAGGGACAACCAATTACCTTTATTTGGTGACAAGCGATAGAGCTGATGCAAGCAACTTCGCTGGCGGTGTAAGCGCAAACCCTCCTGCGGCCACTAGCTTGCGGATTATAAATACATATCCTGGAGTGGGTGCAGTGGATGCGGCCATAGTTAATATTTTAGTATTTGGAGTGTAGTATGCAACGAATCATATATGAGCAGGAGAACGGCGTTTTAGCCATCATTGTTCCAGTTGAGAGTGCTGAGCTAGCATTAAAAGATGTTCCAGCCAACACCCCTTACGTAATAATCGACGAGGCTGAACTGCCTAGCGATAGAGTTTATAGGGATGGATGGAGAATTGCTAACAGTGCAGTTGTCGAGGACTTGGAGGCTTGCAGGGCTATCACTATTAAGAAGCTAAACGTGCAGCAAAGAATCGCAGGCGCTAACTCTGACAATCAAGTGCAGGAGGCAGCGGTACAAGCGCCCAACATTGACAGCCTTAAGGCTCTGCATGTAAGAGAAGGGCTGCACGCGTTACATGAGCTGTAATTTTTAACTGCCAAGCATTGCGTTATTCGGCCTTGATGCTGTGGTGCTTAGTTTTAACTTCTAGTATAATTATCTCAACAACTAATCCCTCTTCACGCGCAGCATTGTGTCTCCTGATGGGGGAAGGAGAAACCGGCATTGGCGTCGGTTTTTTCGCTTAAGCCCTTATATTCACACCTAAGCTAAGGCCGTGAGCGCCCACAGCCTGCACAATCTCGTTAAGCGACTTTTTTCCTAGTCCGTTCAGCTTCCTAAGATCAATCCAAGTCATTACACACAAATCTTTAGCGGTCTTGATGCCTTCACGGTTTAAAATCGTATTAGTCCTAGTCGTGAACTCAAAGTCTATTATAGGAAAATCAAGCTCGTGCGGCTCTTCTTTATTGAGAACTGACTCCATGAGCTCGCGCTGCTTGTCTAGGTCATAATAATAAACAGGCTTACTAGCTTGCTCGTATTTAATATCACTTATCAGCTTCCACAACTGGCTCAGATTTATAGCGGCCTCTTTTAAGATGTAAGCCTCGTGCGAGTCTAGTTCGTAGGATATTGAATCTAACGCTTCAGCTAGCTCTAGAGAGTCGCTGTACTTATCTATATCGTCCATTAACTTGCTTAGTTCTTTACGCATCTAAGTCACTCCTTAATAGTCGAAACATAAAAGCTCTCAGGCTCTATGTTTTTAGCTGAAATCTCGCCTTTCTCGTTTATGCTTACGCTTGTGATGTTCACGCCATAAGCCATTAAAGTATCGCCCTTTTGCGGCTCTGGCATCTTGGGCGCTTCGTCTGGCAGGTCAATCTCTCGCCTAGGCGAATACAGCTTACCGTCAACAACGATACAGCCCACATCTAGCCACTTGCCTACCTGTTGAGGTTTCACATCTTGAGCGCGACCAAAAGCGGCTTGATTGCCGCGATGGTATAGCTCTATGTAGTCGATTAGCTCTAGTGCTTCTTTCATGGCGTTTGCTCCGTTTCGTTAGTGCGCCCCGTAGGGCGCTAATGTTGTTATATTTAATATCGGCCTTGCTCAGCTTCTCGAATATCACAAAAACCGACATATCCAAAAATATCAGTCAGTGCGTCTTCGTCATCGACAAGCTCAAAATCTAAAGCGCTGAATTTGTTACTAGCATGATGAAAAATATCAGTCAGCTCTTGATTTGTTTCATCTTCAGAAATTGTTTCACCTTCTTCTCGCTTATCATTTACTTTCTTTATTTCGCTTAAAATAAACTCTAAAACCGGCTGCATTTGTGTAATCATTTCAAAATCCATGAATTTGTTATTTCTTCTTAGCAAACACTCAATAGCCAAAGCGGTTTGCTTCATCACTTCTTTATCGCCCCGCTCTAAATTCACAACATTTCGCTTACTCGTCCAGCCAAGTAATGCTGCAAAATCTGTCTGATTTAAGCCCAGCAATTGCCGAGCTAATCTGGTTTGTTCGGCATTCATTAAAACTGCAACTCAACAGCGGGTTTTTTGCCTTTGTAGCTGCGCATTACTGCGTTTTGTTTTACGTCAAAAAATATCTTGTTGTTGCTTGCGCCAAAATTAACGGGTGATAAATCGCGCTCTTCTCTTAGGATGTTAAGTATTTCGTTATTAATATAAACTCTTTCCATTTCGCCCTTGAGCCATTCACTTCCACCTAGTTCGATAATTTTGCTTTTTAAGTTAGTCATGATGTTCTCGCTTGCGGTTGTTGTTAAAGACTTATTCCTTAACTCTTGATACGAATTATAGTGAACCAAGTTCACTATTGCAAGCGATAAGTTAAAATAAAGTGAACTGATTTCACTAAGTAAAATATAACAGCAAAATCAAACGGACTGTAAAAAGCACATTCTTACTCCGCCTCGTTAGTGTGGAGTAACTGCATCAATCGTTTTGGATTATACCAACTGTTTTAGTTTAGTTTTGCTATTTAAGAAACGAGCACGTAACTCATTGATTCATATAGCCCCAAAACGGCACGTTTAGCACGTACTAAAAAGGGCATGTTTGCCTTATAAATCAAGGCTGTATAAGACTTAGTAACCATATATAG